ATAACCCTTTTCTGCAGTGAAATCTGCAGATTCTGGGTTTCCACCTGAACCTGGGGCTGTGTTAGCCTTAACAGGAACTTCAATCTGAGATGCTGGAACACCAACAGATGTTGAGGTTGTATAGGAACCTGATGCAGCCAACTTCTTAACCTGTGTTGTTTCGATGAATACTACGTCGTAAAGACGACCGATTTCACCTAGCATGAAGTTACCTGGAGCAGCGTACTTAGTTACTTCGATGAACTCTGGGTTCGAACGAAGGTCTCTAGATTGCTTTGGGTGTACAAACTGTACGTAAGTCTCGCCTAAGCGAGGGATGTTCTTACCAGCAAGGGTAAGAGCGGCATCCTTGATAGCACCTGTTGTTAACTTGTGGTTACCATCAAGTGAAGCAATTGAAGTTCCGACTGAACCTTCATCGTAGTTAGTGAATGCTCCGCCAGTAATTCCTGTGCGGTCATAACCAAATACTGCTGAAGTTGCAGCAGAAAGTGTGTTGCGAGCCTGTACATCTAAGTACTGAGCCATGTGACGACCAAGAAGACGTGAGGCTGAAGCCATTACGTCATCAAATGATGCGTTCAAAAGAAGTTCAGAAACTGCTACTGCGTAGCCGTGTTCTGCAACTGTAATTGCAATCTGCTCTGCTGTGAGAGCAGTTGTTGTCATACGTACACCTTCAGTTAAAGGTGATGGGTCGACAGCGAAGTTCTTGTAACGAAGAAAGTTAACACGAAGACCAGGTGCGACACCTAGTTCAGTCTTCTTAACTGCAAACTGTTCGAAACGAAGGATTGGCATTGCCTGGAACAAAATTTCTTTTGACCAGATTGTTTGAATTGCTTGGTTCAAAGATGAATTTGAACCTGAGTAAGCCGTTGGTGCACCAGCGAGTTGGCCAGTGCCTGTAATTGCAGACGCCATTTAGGGCAGTCCTTTCTGTTGTTGGTTGAGGGTTTTAACCGAAAAGACCCTGGCCTCTATTTGATGCTGCGCTGCCAAGTAGTTTGGCTCTTTGTTTCGCATAATCCGCCAATGACATATCCCTGATTGAATCAGGAGTGAACGATTGTTGTGACGAGTCGTTATCGAGGGGTCCTGATGCAGGTGCAGTTATTCTTGCACCTACCATTTGTTGCTTTGCTGATTGCATTGCTGCTTGTGCAGATTGCAAAATGCTTGTTGATTTCTCTTTTAGCATTGAGATGCTCTGCTCAACTTCTTCTTGTGAAGTACCTTGAATCAAATCAATAAGTTCAGGAACAATATTATCTCGTTCCTGCTCTAATCTTTTTTGACGGTAATTCATTAATTCTTGGAACTGACGTTCTCTATCGAGAAGTGCGAAAGCCTTTTCTCTCTCAAGACGTTCAGCATCTAACTGAGACTGAAATTCTTGCTCCTTCTTAGCGAGGAGTTCCTTGAAGCCCAATTCTTGTTCTTCTTCGGTTTTTTGCTTTGCTACCTTCTCTGCCGCTTCTGCTGCACGCTTTGCATCACGTTCAGCCTTCTTAGCGACTTCATCCTCACGAGCCTTATTAAGGGACGCAAGTTCTGCTTTCATTTTTTCCATCTGAGGATACAACTTTGCTTTTTCTTGCTCACGAGCCTTAGCGACGTCGTCTGCAGTAAACACTAGTACCTCACTTGAAGTATCACTTGATGCAGGTTTGCCAATCGATTCGATTAACTCTTCTGCAGTTAAAACTTCTGCTTGATTTTCCATAGTAATCACTAATCTTTCTTATGTAGTTGTCCAAATGCCTTTCGGCGTATCACTGGTTGTTATGAGATAATTGCATTACATTTGAATGCGTTTGTCTCAGTAAAAGTAAAGTTTACTCAATAAACTTCTTTTATTCTTTGTCTACTGACCTTCTTTGTGGAATTTTTGTTCCGTAGGCATCAGTGACAAGTTTGTTTCGGATATCGGCTTCGGCTTGAACTTCGATACCCTTGGTCTGCTGGCTGGCAGCGTTCTCAGGATTGTCAGCATCCTGTGGCCCCATCATGCCATCACCCAGGACATCTCCGTCTCCAAGTTGCTGTGGTGGCATAGGAATGGCGGTGTTGCCGTCAGGTCCAGGCATCATTCCCGTCATGTCCATAATCTGCTTCTGAATCTGAATCTTGACTAGTTGCAGGGCTCCATCGGCTTCGGCATCAGAGATAAGTTCTTGACGAATCTCCTCTAACTTTTCTTCTGGGAACTCCTCGCCAAGAGTGCGAAGTGCACCCTCCTTAGACTCAAGTCCCATACCCAACTTAGTTTGGATTTCATTTAAAGCAATTAACTTATCCAATGGAAGTGGAGGTGGGAAGTGTGCGTAGTTCATGTACGAGATAGGGTCATTAGGGTCTAGTTGTGGTAACTGACCCTCTTTAATTGGCCCATCAAAGTCTGGGTTGTAGAGCATCGTCTCTGGCTCTTTTAGGTAAAGAGTACGAAGTGCTAACTCATTAACTCGCTCTATTCCTTTGCCGTACTGGGCTACCTTTTGTGAATAGCGATTCATTAATGGCTGATACTGAATAGAAAGAGCAACACCTGATGTGTTGGAAATTGCTTGAACTTGACCCAGTGCGGTTTCTGGGATGTTCATAATTTCGTGCATTGAGCGCTTTAATAATTCAAGATACTTTAAAGCACCTTCGATACCTTGAGCGCCACCTTCTAGGTTAAAGACTTGAGCATCTTTTGGAAGACCGCCCCAAACCTTCTTAGCACCCTTTTCCAAATTGGAGGCTTTAGCACCCACGATTACCGTTACAGGTGATGCGTGATAGTTAATGATGTCAGCGACATCAGTGCTAATTTCGTTATATGCGCGGTTGATAGTGATGATGTCGTGAGCGTCTGCGAGACCCCATGGCGAACCTGAAACAGGAACATTCGGTATATGTACCACTGGAATTAATCCAAGTGGATTTGGGCGAGAGTCAATTAACTCGTCGTTGACGTACTCTTCAATAACGTCGTCAGTCAAAATTTCAGTATAGGTAAACACTTGGCGTGTACCTTCAAGAGATGTTCCCCAGAAGCGATACTTCTGCTTAAAACGTAGCAAGCGAGTTCTATCGTGTGGGTGGAATTCAGGGAAGCAGAATGAAGAGTTCATTGGCAGAAGACGAACACGTCCAGGATGGAAGTGGTCAGCAGAATCTGTCCATGCCTCTTCGTATGCAACCTTAACAAAGACGTCACCAGTGATGCCGCCTTGCTGTCCAATCTCAAGTAGAACACGCATCTTGTCGTTGTCTACTTCCCAGATACGCTCTAGGCGGTCTGGAACAATTGCTTCTGTTGCCTTTGGTGAACGGAAATGTAATCCGTTACCAAATGTAAAACGTGATAGGTAGTCATTAAATGCACGGTAGTAGTTAACGGCGATTTGCATTTCGCCTTGTTCTCTACGATAACCCCAGTGATGACCTAAGTTAATACATCGCCCAGTTTAAACTGTAGCGATTTAAGCGCGGTCCATGTACCTCGAGTCAGAACTCTTCATCCGCTAACTCGACCAGTCCGAGTGGACTGATGCTGATAGTTAGGTCTGAAGAGGCTGCGCGGTAAGACGGTGGTGAGAAGTCTAGGAATGACATGCGCGATTCACCTCCAATCCGTCCCGAACAGAAATGGTATGTCTCTGTGGAGTACGTAATGCCCGTACATCATTAGCAACTTTTTCTTTGATTTCATCCGTAAACGGATGGATAGAACCTTTACGACTATTGCAACGTACGCAAGAAGGACGTAAATTAGAACGAACATGTGCCCCACCCTTTGAGAGGGGATGAACATGGTCCCACTGAACTACATCTAACTCTACTTCACAAATCCAGCATTTATTATCAAACTCATTAAGTATTTCAGCAAAGATTGTTGAAGTTAAACGGTCAACTTCCACTCCTTTTTTAGTAGCACGCTTTAAACTTCGTCTCGCTTTATTGAGTTGTACTCTATAAGAAGATGTTTTGGATAGTCCATGAGTAGTCATTTGTTTTTTCACTACTTCAGTATGGATGCACCCACAAGAAGAAGTATTCCCACTCTTTACTGTGTAGGGGCGAAGCATTACGGATGTTCCACATGAACACTCAAATTTCTGGAAACAACGATTACGACCATCTGGACGTTGACGCATTTCAAAGTGCATTGTTGCTGTAAGACGACCAAGTACCTCACCTGTAGTTACTAGGTGTGGTTGTATTCTTTTATTTAGAACAACAGTCATTTGTCCTTCTTACCGCTCTTCTTATCTTCTTTTTTATCAGAACGTTTTTCTGCTTGTTCTTTATCTGCTTTTTTCTTTGCCATTCCTGCACGACGAGTTGCTTCAGTCGTTTCTATAAACTGTCCGCCACTTTGTATGTAGCGTTTGTGTACCCATGCACTTGCCCCTGGATTTGGGTACGAAGAATACTTAGCCCGTGCCATAGCAACGATAGTTGCATATAGTCTTGGGTTAGCAGGTTTCTTCACGTGTTCTCCTCTTAATGCGCTTTATCTCCCTCACACTAGTGTAAGGGAGCATCAGCGTCTTTGTGAAATTAGTCTGTTACGACTGTTGGTGAGACACGCTGTGAGCGTCCACCTGAACGAGCAACTGTCTCAATCTTTGCGGCTGAGTAGTCATTCATTGTGCCATGTGCAAACTCACCGAGGAATGTTGGTGCTTCTACCCATGCTGCAGAGCCCACATGTGCACGCTCTGAAAGAGTCTCAGCAGCAGGCTTATCCCATACGGGTGCGTTGCGGTTTGGACGTCCTGGAGCAGTTGCAGAACCCTGCATCATGCCCTTCTGGAAATCTGTTGGAACATCGGTATCGGTTGCGATACCTTCTTCAAAACGAAGTGGTCCACGACGAGTTACGTTGTCAGCGCCCTTGCGCTCATATACCTGTGGTGAACGTTCTGGGAACTGAGGTGCTGGTGAAATTGTCATTCTTACTCCTTAAGGATTTGAATGGAAAACGTCTTTTCCTAAGTGATAGTTTCCACCCTTTTGAGGTATTTGTATTGTTTAACTAGAAAAAAGGATTAGAAGATGCAACTACTTCAGGCATTACTAAGTCCTGTGTAAGTGAGCAGGCAATTGATAAAGAGTCCACAAAGTCATCATGGGCATAGGATTCATTAGGGGCTGCTACAAGGAAATTAGGGCCCTTAAAAGTTACTTCGGCATCCACCATCTGCTGGTAGAACCGCTTCCAGGTACGAAGTCTGCGAGTTTTTGCATGGGAAGGCCAACTAATTCTTTTGCGCTGAATCAGTGCCTGTAGATGTTTCCACCTACGTGACTGTTCTGATGGGCTAGAGGTTACAGACATAACTTCGGCTCTTGGCAATAATAGTTTAAGACGTTGGGCTACGGCATCACCTACACCATTAGCATCTACGCCAACAGCAAGGACGTCGTAGTTATCTAGAAAGTTTACAATTTGGTAGTACTGCTCTTCCCAATCATCACCTTGCATCTCTAACCAGTTAAGAACTCGATGGTCAAAGTAACCAAACTCATCAGGCCTATCCCAATCAACCCACACCACAGTAACGACTGTCGAGTCAGTTTTGCGAGCAGGGTCGACTCCCACAACAACGGGGGTCTTGTGCCATGTCTTAACCAACTCCGAAGATGTATCGCCCAAGTCATCCATAATGTTTGAAGTAACAAACATTCCTCTTTCAAGAAGCCATTTACAGTTGTACGACATCTGGAACTCATCGGACTCTTCTCCAATACGTAGCATTTCTTTTTTAATAAACTTATCGTAGTTTGGGTTTACCTTGATAACATCTTTCCAATCCCATTGGAAATGGTTTGTTCTGTTACCACGTTGTGTCTGTCGTCTACGGTTCATTTGAATAGCGCGATAAAAGTTATTCTTACTTGTAGTTGGTGTACCTGTCTTTACCATTGTTCCTGCGTAGTAAGCAAGCATTGGAGAGATTGATTTTGATACTACAAAGTCATCGGCCTCCTGGCACTCGTCAATAACAATCAAATGGAAAGACTTTGATTCAATCTTTGCGCGAGGGTTCGCGGTCATCATTGTCATTGTTGAACCTGAATTCTTTAACTTAATCTGACGTGTCACACCACCCACACGGGCTGCACTATCATCAATTTCTGGGTCACCAAGAATCTCTATCGCACGCTCTGATGTAAGGCGTGTAACGGCACGACCAAAAAGTGTTTCTACCTGTGACTCTGTGGGGGCAAATAATCCAACCCATAGGCCATCTTTAAACTTGCCTAACAAATCTGGATAGAGTTTTGCAAGACGCGGTAACAAAATCATCAACGTGGCTACTGTGTCAGCAACAGTCTCTGATTTTCCTGATTGACGTGAAGCAAGCGCGGTAATCTCTTCACCATCGTTAATGATGACAGACTCAATAATTCTACGTGCAAGTGGCTTTTGATATGGGTGCAGGTCATGGCCTACTAGTACTTTAAGAAAGTCCATAATCTTGTCGATAAGTTTGTCAACAAATTGTTGGGACAGTTCATCAAGTGGTTCATCAATGGGGTCTTCTACTGGTTTTTCTTCATTGAGATAGAAATCTGGATTTATCTCTTGAAACTTATCCTCATCAACATCATTCATAATGCTCCATTAAACAGCGCAACCCACCTTTTGGGTGGGTTAACGCTTGACCTAAAGAGAGGTGAAGCGTTCTTATCATAACACACTCTGTGAACGACGTTTTAATTCTTTGGCAATAGCATGGAAGGCTTCTGCTCCCATAACAAGTTCATCAAGGTCCGACGGATTCTGACTGCGTTGCCACGTAGTGATATGCTTGCCAATCGTAAACATCGCTTGCTCCATCCATATTATTAAATCTGGAGTAGAGATTGTGGCTACTCGCTTCTCTATCCGAGTCTGGGGCTGGTGTCCAACCTGCTTCTTCCGAAAAATCATCCTCTGTTACATCCCGTCTTCCTAGTGCTCCGTTTAGTGCTTCTTCTTCAGATTTCATACCTGTCCATCTCCCAATCACCAATGCCTTGTACCTGGGTAAGCGTACTATAAAAGGGGTTGCAGTTCTAAACGGCTCGTCAATTTCCTGTGTCCATCCACGTACAAAGAACTTTGAGCCCCATTCATAGGGGAAATTTGTTACTTGTACAAATACTGGTCCGATTTCGTGTGCCTTTGGCATTTACTCCCCTATTTGAGTGCTTTAGTTTTCTTGCCCTTAGCACTAATCTGAGAGGCACGGCTTAACTTGTAGAACGCCTTACGTGCTGTCTGAGAGATGCCCTGTACGTCTGCTGCCCCACGTGGTTTAAAGTCTAGGTACTTATAGATGTACTGACCCTTTGAGACACGTGCCTTGAATGCTTGCCACTCCGTATTACTTACTTCATAATAATTATAGAAGGTTCCATCACGAAAGACAACTGTAATTTTTTCTTCCTCAGCATCATAGCCAGCGGCTACGGTACGAGGTCGCTCTGGATTAGTTGTAGAGGTTGGAACTACGGTCAATGCCGCTGGACTGTCATCTTCTTCGTACTGTGGACCTTTATAGCCTGGTATAGATAAGTCCTCCTCATAGAAGGGACGAGCATATCCAGCATCTGCCTCATATGGAAGACCTGCAAGGTTTTGTGTGTAACCCATATCTGCATGCTGCTTATCAGATTTAAAGTACTTCATAGTATCTGGCATGCTAATAATCTCTTTGTACTCTCCAAACTCTCCCTTAGAGGCAGAGGTTGGTAATCCTTGGAATGGATTATCTACACCTGTTATCTTTTGAATCTTATCTGTTTGATTTTTACTGAAACCATAAAAGGCGCCCAATTGTTCTTGGGCAGACGGCTGAGACACTCGGTTATTCCGAGTGCCTCCGCCACCTGTAGGACGAACTCCCATAGTTATATTAGGACGCTGTTGCCCAAGGTGTAATTGTTACTGCTGCACCTGGAACAACGCTGTTTGCGCCTGCTGCACGTGACTGTGTCTTGATTGTTCCTGCTGCACCTGCAATAGTTTTTGTTCCGCTGATACCAGTGGTGTTGGCTACTGTAAATCCAGAACCACCGATTGTAATTTGGTTTCCAGAACTTGCACCTGTAACTGTCCAAGTACCGATTGCATATGCTGGAATACCTGTACCTGCTGTGATTGTGACCTTAGAACCAACTGGATAGGTGCTGTCAAAGTAGGTGCCGAATACGTATGCCACTGTGGAACTTGCAGCATCAAAGCGTGTGATGTCCTTACCAACGTTTGCTGCTGCTGATGCAGTTGTAGGAACAAGTGATGCGTCCTTCATTGCGTCAGTTGCAAGTGCGGTTGTAAGTCCAAGTACTGAAGGTACAAGTACGTAGTCAGTTGGACCTGCTACATCTTCTCCTGCTGTATCTGGTGAATACTGTGGGTAACCATTCCAACCTGAAAGAGCGTTGATGTGGTTGTCTAATGCTGGGTCTAAACGATTTTCTAATGCGTTTGGGCGAGCATCGTTTGGTTGCATAGGTAAATTTCCCCATACAAAGTCAATTGCGACCTCACCTGCGGTATCAAGAAGATTACCGTTGTTGTTTGTTGCCATGAATAGTCTGCTTTCTCTAGAGAAGTTAAAGCCTCATGCGCTTAGAGGCATGATAAGTCTACTTAAAATCTGAGCAATCGTGGTCTTCAAGTTCATGTGTTTCTAATACGGTATGACACTCCTTGCACTGGAAGAATCGAACATCGTCAAGACCCACATGGAGAGAATCTGCGTGCCCTTCTTCCAGAGTCATCTGTGGTCCTGCTAAGACTTCAGGAGGAAATGGCCCTCTAGGGCTATGTACTGATTGAGGAATTACGTGGCCCTGTACTGCAAACTTACGAATAAGTTTCATTTATTCTTCAGACTTAGGAGTCTTCTTCTTTGGCTTAGATTCTTCAGTAGGAACCTCTACAGGTGTAGTACTGAGAGCATCAAGTGCAGATGTTAAATCCTCACTAAACTGGTCAGTAATTGTTAATAACCCTGCCTTTCTACGTTCTTCTAAGAACTTAGGTAAGTCTTTACCACAATAAAAAAGGGATTTATTTTTTGTTACACGATATTCATACGACGCTTTGTTGTCGCAATTTGCACACTTCATTACCACTCCAATCCGTGACTAAATGATTTACCCTCAGTATTTACTGGGGCTCCACCTTCCATTGGTCCTGGACGAGATGGGTCTGGAAAAATATAAGACAGTGTTTCTTTATCTTTTGGTGAGATATCTGGATGGTTTGATAACCTTTGGGAACGAGTCCAGAACTCTGGTGGGTACATTCCAAAGTGATTTAAAATTTGACCATGTGCTTTTGCTGCTGGTTGCCGTGAAAGTTTAACGGCAAAGTTTAACATCTTCTTATCGATGGCACTTAAAGGAGCCTGACGAGAATCAAAGCCAGCATTAAAATGCTCGTACGATTCGTGGTCTTTGTTGAGTGCTCCAGCCATTACGGTCTCTTTGGTTTAGTTCCTGGAGCAGTTGGCTTTGCACCCTTGTTCTTGGGTGTAATTCCTGTACTCTTAAAAGTTGATTCACTTTTTGCACGACGTTCTGCTTTTGCTTCTTGCTGGTACGGTGTCATTTTGTGTTCCTCTGGTTGTGTCGGTTGTGCTGGCTGTTGTGAGTTTACATGGTCTTGTACATTTTGATTGTGAACCCTGTGTTGAGCCATGGCGCGACTGTAGTACTTACTATACGCCGTGGCTTCATTAAGTAGGTGAGATGCACCTAAAAAAGGATTCCAGTCTTTTGTCTGGAACTGAGGGCCTAGGTTGGTCATAGGACTATCTTCCTCTAAACTATAGGAGTTGTAGCAGTAACCTCAGATTTGTTTAAGCAATTTTCAATAGAGATAAGACGTTCGCCCATCTCCACAAAGGCCTCTAACAAAATATCTTGCTTGTTCATTACGTCGCCTTGGTTTTCGTACAGGCGGTCTACTCGGTCTTTGACCGTTGTGGAACCACCATTTTGGCTAAGTTCTCCATCCATGCTATTGAGTCGTTCCATAACTCCTGGAACTCTATCTCTTCCTGGTGAGGCTTCTTCACCTTCCCAGTCACGCATGAAGCGCTCCATCCATTCCATAAATCTTTTAATTCTTTTATACAATGGGCTCAAGAGCACTCCTAGGCTAATGAGAGCACCAGCGACAATTCCAAGAGTCATAAAGAAATTTGTTATTGTCACTGGTGCTTCTCCTTTAAATTATTTCTTACCGAAACCGTATGATGGGTCTTTTGGATTTACAAACTTTGCTGCTGGTCCAAGTAGACCTGCGACAAATGCATTAGCCAATGTCTTTGGGTCCGTAATTCCGCTCATATAAAGAGCAGCACAAGCAGCAAGACTTGCACGTAACCAAGTTGCTCCTGCAGACTTAAGTGTATTGATGTCCATGTTTCTCCTTACTAAATGCCCTTGGTTAATAATCCCTTATTCGTCTCTATTACGCAGTGGATACGTAATTAACCATGCAATTAAAGTTCCAACAATTGCGTATCCCACAATAGTTTTTGCGCTTCCATCCAGTACAACCCAGGCAATGAACATTCCTAGTAGTGTCCACAGTTGGTCAACCATGTCTTTAAGTAGTTTTATCATTTAGCACGTCTCCTAAACGTTCTTTTTGGTTTGTCACCACCAGCAGCAGGTCCGCCACCAGTTCCCCCACCTTTTGGACTTGTTCCGCCACCTTTAGAACCACCACCAGTTGTAGATGCTGCACCTGCTGCAGCAACTGATGCTGCATTTATTGCTGCTCCAGATGCAATAACAGTTGCAACAACCATCTTGGTTGCCTCTTCTCTTTCTGCTACTGACATATCTGCGCCAATATTAAGTACTGCAGTTAGTGCCTGACCTGGGTCAGTAAATATGGCATTCAACATCTCTGAAGGAGATTCAAGTACCTCTAAGGCAGAAGCAATTTCTGCTGTAATTATAACTTCGTTACCGTTTTCATCCTGCCTAACCTCAACTGGAGTCTCTGCAGGTAGGTCTTGATATGCAATTCCAGCATCTTGTATTTGTTCTTTAGTAAGAGTATCTCCAGGAGCAACAGACTGTATTAAGGCATCAGCCACAATTGTTTTTTCTGCTGTAGACAAATTACCGTCTGCGCTCACCAAAGCAACTATTGCTGCTACATCTGCCTTACTTACATTTCCATCAGATGCTAAAGCAGAAAGTACTGCAGCCTCATCTGCAACGGATATTTTGCCATCTGCTGCTAGTGCCTGAATTAATTGAGTTGTTTCTTTTGCGTCAACTTTCCCATCTGCTGCCATTACTTCTGCAATTGCTGCTACTTCTGTTGAATCTACTTTTCCATCGACTAATGCATCTGTTACGGTTTTATCTACTGCCTCTGGTGTACCCTCATCAATTGCCGCTTGTTCTTCTTCTGCAGCCTGTGCATCTGCTTCCGCCTGTGCATCAATTGCAGCCTGGGCATTAGCAGCATCTTGTGCTGCTTGAGCGTCAGCCTCTGCTTGAGCATCTAATGCTGCTTGTGTGTCCGCTGCCTCTTGTGCTGCAATTGCATCTGCGGCTGCTTGAGCATCTGCGGCTG